ACAGTCCGCGTGCGCTGCCGTAGCTGCCCTCGTCGGGAGCCAGGCTCTGGGCGCCCTGGTATGCCTGCGACTGCAGCGAATTCGGACCCGCCACGAAGCTCTGCGGGTCCGCCTGCGAGAGGTCCGTGATCCGCCCGGCGAGGCTGCTCAGCTGCGGCTCGACCCAGGCGGGGTTGGTGGGCGTGACGGTCTCACGCGTCTTCGTCTTCTTGCTTGAGAGGCTCATCTGAAAGCGACTTCCTCAGTGTGACCGACCAGGGCCGGTATCCAATGTCCTTGAGCGCTCGCACCCAGCCGGCGCGGCCTTCGACGAGCATTTCCGTGCAGCCCTGCCGCCGCGCCCAGGCGTGCAGCCTGGGCGCGCCGTCGACGATCGCGTCGAGTTCGCCGGCGCCCCACATCACCTGGCAGGCGGTCGCCGCCGGATACGCGGCGATCTCGACGACGAAACAGCAGTCGGGCAGCGTCAGCAGGTGGGCCCGGCCCTCGGCCAGGCTTCGCTCCACGTCTTCGATCCGCTGGTGCGAGCCGTCGCAGGCTTTCGCGATCTCGGGACGCCAGCGGATCCAGGCCCCGCCGCCCGTGCTCACCGCCGCCCGCGCGGCTTGGCGTCGAACATCAGCCGCCCCAGCCGCACGAAGGCCGGCGCGCTGGAGCCGGAGAAGTCCAGCTGGAAGAGCCGCCCCTCCGCCATCACGTCGATCTCCGGCTGGTCCGCCGGAATGACGTAGGGACCGAAGGTCCGCGGATTGCGATCGTTCGGCGCCATATAGGTCGTGATCGTCAGCCGCACCGCACCCTTCTGGTCCGCGCCGGTGTCCGGCAGGAACTTGCGCGTCAGCGTCGTGCGGTTCTCGTCGAGATAGAGCGCCGCCGTCGACAGAGACCACGACAGCGCGCCGCCGTCGGCGCTCGCCCCCTTCTCGTGCCAGTAAACGTCGCCCGCATCGGTGACGCCGACCGGATAGCTGTGCGGGCCGGCGTCCACCATGGCCGTGCGGCCGAGCACGCCGCGATACCATGCGCCGGCGTCCGGCCCCTCCACGCAGGCCGCGAGGTAGCGGCTGTTCTCATAGCCATCGCGCCCGTCGGGATAGTCGAAGCGCACCTCGCCGAACTCGGCGATCGAGCTGGCCACGATCTTGTCCGCCTGGCTGGGCGCCAGGTTGTCGGCGAAGTCCTTGCGGATCGGGCATGGCAGCGACTGCACCGCCCCGCCTAGTGCATAGGCATGGAACTGCCGGTCGGGCGAGATCCAGAACGCCGTCGAGCCCAGCACCACGGCGGCGTTCGGCCCGATGAGGCCGCACTTGTCGCCGACTTTGTCGAAGCTCCACACCTTGCCGATCTGGCCATAGTAGGTCCCCAGCCACAGCCCGTGGTTGGTCCAGACCAGCAGGTTGCGGCCGGCTGCCCGCCCCGCCACGATCCGCCCGCCGCCCGGCAGCACGTACTCGCGCGCCGTCGAGGCTGAGCTCGAGGTCGTCGACCAGCTGGTCTCGTCGCCGATGCTCGAGTGGCGGATGCAGAGCGGATTGAAGACCCCGTCCGCCTCCTGGCTGCAGCCCAGCGCGAACACCTGCCGCTGCGGCGCGACCAGGGCGTAGGTCACCCGCGCCGGCGCGTTGCGGATCGGCTGGGCGCGGGCCGCCGTGTTGTTCGCCCAGATGTGCAGCGTCTGGTTGCGCGGGTTGGCGATCAGCTTCTGGCCCCAGGCGGCCAGGCTCCAGGTCAGGGCGAAGAAGTCCGTCGTCGACGGCGCGCCATAGGCCCCGCCGCCATAGGAGCCGGTCCCGAATCCGGCCGAGCCGGCCCCGTCGATCGCCCCGCCTGCCCAGACGCGCTGAGGCGTAACCACGACGGCCGAGCCGCCGGCCTGAACACTTGAAGTGGCGTTCGCTCCCGCCGTGAACGACCAACTGTTGGTCGAGATGGTCGCGACTGTGCGCGTGCCGTTGAGGTTCGCAGCGGTGATGCCGCCGGTATCCACAGCTCCGGAGATGATGATCTGATCGCCGACCTGATAAGGATGGCCGAACTGCTCGATGAAGACGGTGGGACTGCCAACGCCCGCCGTGAAAATGGGGTTCGCGCCGAGCGCCACCGCCGGTAACGCCAGCGTCGGCGCGATGTCATAGAGCGACCCGCCTTGTGCGAGCTGCAGCCCATTATGGCTGCCGAACGCGACATCCAGGACATTGGTGTTGTTCTCGGTCCAGCCGAACACCGTCCGGCAGACCCCCGACAGCTTCGCCAGCGTCAGGCTCTCCCACCCGCCTATCACCTGCGGCCGACCGAGCCGGAACCGCACATTGTGGCCATCGTCCCAAGCCGGCGTCGCGGCGTAGGCCGTGTCATCGGAATTGAGGCCTGGCGGGATGTCGATGGGGACGAGGTTGAGGCTCATCAGGAAAACTTGCCTCACGCTGAAGTTGCGGTTAGGTCGCGCCTTGATGGCCGAGTTAAAGATCACCACGGCGACGCTCGAATTGTTCGCCAAGCTGCGCATTATCCACGGACCGCTGCTCGCAGGTCGTTGGCGCGTTGGCGATTATATTGGCTATAGTCCGCCGGTCGTTCTGGAGCCTTACTGCCAGATCAACCAGGGCAATTGGCTGCCTGTTAGGATGGGCTCTTTCTCCTACAGCCACTCGGGCTTCGGAGCGCATGTCGCGGTTGGGCGGTACTGTTCAATCGGAGCTGGAGTTGCATGGATGGGCGGCCGGCACCCGCTCGAATGGATTTCGACGTCGCCTGTGAACTACGGACCGGCGCAACCTCAGGTCGCGCAATTCTTCGCAGATAGGGAGGTAGGTAGACGCACGGTGGCTCCGCCGCACGTCAACCCGAAGGTAAGGATCGGGAATGATGTCTGGATCGGCGATGGGGCCATGATCAAGCCGGGCATCACCATTGGTGACGGCGCCGTAATCGGGGCACGCAGTCTAGTGCTCAAGGACGTTGAGCCGTATTCGATAGTCGCCGGCTCACCCGCGAAGCTCATCCGATACCGCTTCTCCGAGGACATCGTCGAGCGACTGCAACGCATCGCGTGGTGGCGCTTCACACCGGACATCGTACAGCGCTGCGACTTCACAGATCCGGCTAGCTTCTGTGACGAGTTCGAACGTTTGGTTGCAGAGGAAAACCCAAGCGCGATGCGCCCGATCTGCATCGACGCCTCCGCACTTGAAGGGACCTCGCGGGGCGATCCTACGACGTAAGCACGATTATCACGCGCCCTGCTGCGCCCGCATTTCCCGTGCCGCCCGTGCTCTTACCTCCAGCACCGCCGCCTGGTGCATTCCCCGCTAAGCCACCGCTTCCGCCTGCCCCGCCACTGCCTCCGATGAAATCGGCGTAGCGATCGGAGAAGCCCCCAGCCCCACCGCCGCCGCCGCAGTTGGATGCGCCGCCGGCTCCGCCGGCTCCGCCGCCTGTTGGCGTGGTCCCAGCTACATTTCCAGTCCCTGCGCCACCGGTGCCACCGGGGCGATTCAGGTCACCGCCGGACGCTGAGCCGGCGGCTCCACCGGGGCCGCCGGAATTGAATCCGCCACCCCCGCCACCGCCAGCGGTCAGGACCGAGCTATCGGGTAGGGTCACCGTTGTGTTGCCACCCGCGGATCCGACGGTGCTGTCTGCCGGTGCAGGCCCGCCAGCGCCGACGGAATAGGAAATGCTCTGACCAGGCGACAGGTTGACCACCTTATACACGGCGCCGCCGCCTCCACCGCCGCCGCACTGGCCGCCTCCGCCTGTGGCCGGCGCGGACCCTCCGCCACCCCAAGCGTAGATCGTCGCTCGACAGGTGACAGGCGCTGTCACCGAGCCAGATCCACTGTTCACGATGAGGGGTTGCTTCACAAGCGGGCCGCCGCCGCTGAGTATTCCTGCGTCGCCGATGTACGCGCTGCGTTTCATCAGGTGAAATCCGTCGCGTCGGCCTCGATGCCGGTGACCGAGGCCTCAACCGCGGACGAGGCAGAAGCCTTAGCGCGTAATTTCCACCCTGCCGGCACGACGATGCCCTGCTCCATGTCGGGCGCACTACCCGGCTGCTGGTAGGGTACGGGGTAATTCTTGGCTCGATTGATCGTCGTTAGGCCATCTGTCAGCACCAGATCGGCGTAGGCGTCCGCGGCGCCGACATTTGCAAAGCGCACATCGTAACGCCGGACCTTACCTGTGCTGACGGCCGAAGTGAGGTCAGCCAGCGAGGTTGTGAGCGCCAGATTGACCGGAGTGAGCACACTTGCGCTCATGCGTCAGAACTCCTTCTGATGAATTAGCCGGCGTCGCCGATAACCGATGACCTCGCTAAGGGCGATCTGGCTAGGCGTCCACGCGCCGGATCTGACGACGAGCGTCTTCCCCTCATTCCCCGTCGTCGCCGGTAGGCTGCCCGTGGTCGCTAGGATGGCAGCGTCGATGTAGTTCTTGAAGCTGAGGCCTCCGAGCGAGAGGCCGTATACGCCGACGCCCTCGGTCAGGATCGGAAGCTTGTCGCCGGGCTCCAGCGTGACCGTTGAGGCCCCGCCCACCGAGACGATCATGTTCCCGGATCCGGCGTTCCAGACCAGATAACTCTTCTCGACGTTCGGCAGAGTAACGGTTCCGCCAGTCCCGGTCAGCTTCAGCACTCGCTCACGCGCTTGGTCGGCCCCGCCGTTCAGCGACGTCAGAGTGACAGGCCCGTTCACTGGAACTGTTGTCCAGCCATCGAGGGCCGCGTCGATCAACTCGAACACCCCGGCGTTCAGAACGTCGCCCCAGGTGTTGGTGTTGTCGCCGGTCCCCTGCTTGTTCAGCCGGTTCCGGGCCGTATAGCTTGAAACCATTCTAGATCACCGCTCCCGTGTCTTGGCGTCGCCAGTTCGTCCCGTCGCTCGCCGCCAGAATGTTGAGGTCGCTGACCCGCAGGACGCAGTTGAGGTAGGCCGCCGCCGCCGGCAGCTGCGCCTGCGTGCAGGCGTAGACCGGCGTTGGGCTCTGCGCGGCCTCTAGCGCGCCAAGCCGGATCTCCAGTTGCTCGAGCCAGGCGGCGAGCTCCGGCTGTGTGCCCACAGGTGCGCTCATGGAACCACCCAGCTGTCCGCCTCGCGGGCCTGGCTGGCCCAGTCGCCGTTGGCGCTCGCCTGCCGCGCCCAGGTCTCCATCGAGCCGGTCTGCGCGCCCCATGCGCCGACGTCGCCCGACTGCGGACTCCAGCCGGCGATCTCTCCGGCGACCACGATCCAGCTTGACGCCTGCGCCGCCAGAGATCCGCGCAAGAGCGTCGCCGAGGCGCCCGCGAGCGCTACCGACGCCGCGCCCCCCGACGGCGTGAGCGCGCCGACCTGAACGCCAAGCGCGAAACCGCCGAGGGAAGCGGCGAGGCCCGGTGCGAGGTTTCCCTGCCCGCTCGTCGCCAGTTGGCCGGGCATCGAGCGCGATAGTCCGGCCAAAAGCCCGCCCGCCTGCCCCGCCGCCGGCGCGCTCGAGAGCCCGACCGCGGCGGTGAGCGCCAGCGAACCAGCCTGGCCTGAGGCCTGCGCCCCGCCGAGCGCCTGGGTCGCGCCCGCTCCGACCGTCAGCGCGCCGACCGCGCCCGTCGCCGAGGCCCCGGCCAGGCCCGCCGCAATCGACGCCGCCAACGCGCCGCCAGCCCCCGCGGCCGAAACTCCGCTCAGTGCGACCGTCGCCCCCTGGCTCGGCGACAGCGCGCCAACCGCGGAGGTCGCCGTCAGGCCCGTCGGCGCCGCAGACGTACTGGGCGCCGGCGTCCCGCACGAGCCCGTCGCCGCCTGGCCGCTCAGGGCGGCCGACGCTCCGGCCGTCCCGTCCCAGGCGGTGAAGGTGGAAAGCCCGCTGTGCGTGCTCGACGGGTTGAAGTCCGCCGTGACGCCGTCGCCGCCATAGCCGCCCGCCCAGAACGGGTAGAGCGCACCGCTGACCGTATAGCTCAGCCCGCCCGTGCCGCCGTCAGGGCTGGCCGTCCCGCTGCCGTTCCAGTCGCCGGAACCGACTGCGGCCCAGAATTTCTTGTTGTCGAGGTCGACCGCGATCCAGAGCGTCGCGCCGTCCGAGACGGCTCCCACGCCGCTGGTCGAGGCGCCGCCGGAATTGGTGACGACCGACGACGTGCCGCCGCTGCCGCCGCCGCCGTCCATCGACAGGACGACGCCGTTGTTGTTGTCCACCCCGGCGCGGTCGCCGAGGCTGGCCGTCGCGTTGGCGAAGCCCGCGTTCAGCCAGCCGGTCTGTCCGACGGTCAGCTTGTAGAAGTACGTACCGCTGGACTTCGACGTCGTGCCGCGCACGCCGGCCGCGTTCGGCGGCTCGGTGATCGTTGTCGTGAGGTTGCCGTTCGATAGCGTGACATTGGCGTTCTTGTCCGACGGATTCCAGGTCGTCATCGTGCCTTAGCCGCCGTCAGGCGATCCGGATCAGCGCATTCGAACTGTCGTTCGTCGGCATGGTCAGGGTGAAAGTTCCCGACGCCACCGACTGCGCGCTGAAGGTGAACACCGCCACCGCCTTGTTCGACTGTGTCGAGTTGTAGAGCAGCGCCGCGTCGAACGAGCCGGAAGAGGTGAAGCTGGTCCACTGCACCGAAGCCGATGGCGTCCAATAGGCGGTCGTGCCAGAGCTGGTCGGCGCCGAGCCGTTGGTCACGGTGTTTCCGCCGGCGGCGTAGTTGCCGGTCGCCGCCAGCTCGCTGGTCGAGGAGTAGGCCGTCGTGCCGGCGCCCAGCGAGCCGCTGGCCAGGTAGAGCGCCAGCTTGAAGGTGTCGGCGCCGGTCCCGCCGCGCGCAACCGTCGTTCCAAAGGCGTGCACGCCGTTCAGAAGCTCGGTCTTGAACGAGGTGCACATCGCCTGAGAATTGGCCATCGATCTGTTTTCCTTAAGAGAGTTCGGCCGCCGCGGCCTCGGTGAAGTCGGGCGTCTGCTTCAGCGTGAGGTGGACGGAGCGGTGCACGACCTCGCCCGCCAGCCGATATTCCACCCAGCGGCAGAGCTCGTTCTCATCCTCGCGCGCACCGTCGCTGCGCTGGAGGCCGCAGGCAGGCCAGAGCCCGCGCACGGTCTCGACCAGCGCCGGGTCGTCCCACCCGGCGCCGTTGAATCTCGGCTGATGTGTCATCGAAGTCGGCTCCGAATTCAGACCGGACAGGAAGACGCGCAAGGCGTGAGCTTGGCCGAAAGGCTGTCGGCCGCGCTGTTCTGGCGGATGTCCCCCAGCGCCGCGGCGAACAGGGCCGCGTACTTCTGCACCTGCTCGTCGTCTTCGAGGTAGATGCAGGCTTCCAGCAAGGCGCCCCACAAGCAGACGTCGGGGTGGTCGGTCAGCAGCCAGTTGCCCGGCGCGGCGTCCGCGAGCGCGGGGACCTTGGCGTAATAGGTCAGCTGAACTGCGGTCGCGCTGGCCGGAACCGGCAGGAACCAGAACTCGCCGCCCACCACCGAATAGGCGGCGAGCGGACCGCTGCATCCGGCCGCCTTCAGGTCCGCCATTTGCTCCGGCGGGAGGAAGTCGAGCTGGGTGTAAGGGCTCGCCGCCAGGCGGATCGAACGGGCCGCGCCGAAATCCGCCGGAACCGCCACGAATTCGGCGTCCACCGAGGCGTTCTGCGCCCGCGTCACCATTCGCCGCACCCGAAGCTCGCGGTTGATCCGCGCCTCAGCCAGCCGCACGAAGTCGGGGATCAGCGCGGCAAGGTCGCCACGCTTGATCCAGGCTGCGACCGCGGCTTTCAGCTCCGGATAGGTAGAAAGGCTCATCGGATCACTCCGTTTGAGAGCGCCACGCGCCCCGGCGCAGTGCGCAGGAAGCGCCACTCCGGATCGTTGAGCTTGGCGACCAGCTTCTCGCCGTAGAGGTCAGGCCGGTAGGCGTCCCAACCCTCCTCGTTCAGCCACTTCACCCGCAGGATGTTGGGGATGAAGGCCACCCGGCGCAGCTCGCGCGAGGCGCTGTAGCCGTCGTTGGCGGTCTGCAGCGCCTTGTTGCGCTCGAGCACCGGCGCCACGTCCTGGACGGAGTGGATGAGGAGCCCCCCCTCCCCGTCATCCTCCGCGTAGTGAGCCACGTCGCCCGCGAAATCAGGCCCGATCAGCAGCTCACGCTTGGCCAAGGACTTCCACCAGCCCGCGGTCTTCCAGCTGGGCGGCGACGCCCGGATCGGCTCCCTCCACCACCCGCCCGCGCTCGAAAGTGAGCGAGGCGCCGGAGACGGGATCGAAGGCGCCGGTGTGGATCAGCCCCGCCCCCTTGGGCAGGACACGGTAGCGCGCTCCCGGGACCGGCGGCGCAAGCGGGATCGCAGCCTCGGCGGACGCCGAGACCAGGTTGGCCTTGATGGGCATTGGATCACTCCATTGATGGGATTGGCGCTGATGCGCCACAGCGTTCGCCGCGTGTCGAGCAGCGGCCTGTCGTACGATGATCTCGGCGCCACCTGGTCGATGCGACCGTCAAGCGGCTGATCGGCCCGCGCGCTACGGAGGGCGATTCCGCGATCAGAACATATCA